TTACTTTTTTTCGAATCCTGATGGCGCATTTTTTGTTGATGCTTTCATGTCCCGCACTGCTTCTTTCAGGTATTCATCCATCAGATAGAACACCAAATCTGTCCACTTGACCATTTTTCCGGTCGCATAGCTTACTTCGATAGCAGCTCGCTCGAGCTCCATCTTTCTCTCTTCAGGTACTCGAATGGAGGTGTACTTTTTTTCAGCCATTTTCCTAGCCTTTTCTGACGCTTGTTTCCATGCATGTTAGTTACATTGCATAAAAATTGATATGGCTTCTTGTATGCATGGATGCTCAGGTGTATAAAGTATTCAAATATTCTTGCATACATGGATATCATGTTTTTTGACTGGCTAAGCATTGAACAAGATTTTGGCTATCAGCTTCCGATTTTGAGTGACGTTGCCTATCAGCGCATCCATCTTGAAAGTGGTGAAGCCAGCGGCCTGTCTCAGCCAGTTTTCCAGCACCGCGGATCTTTTTGCGATGTGGTGTCGATCTCGATACGTGGCTCTGTTCTCAAAATGTCAGGAAACCCGTCGCGCTGGGGCCGTCTTGATAACCTGTTTGGTCTGACTTCTGTTGATGCCTGCGTGTCCGTGTACAACCAGATTCTGGCAGGGCTGGGGCTCCCCGGATTTACCAGATGCACAAAAATACTGTTCGGTCAGTCAAAGGAAAATGAAAAGGCGCATATGATTTCTGATGGTGCCATCATCAGGGAACTGCACATTACCTCTAATATTGTTGTGGGGAAGGGGAATGAAGATGATTATATTTCGGCACTGTCAACCCAGCCTTACCGCAACAGTATTCCCCGGCTTCATTCTAATGGTAAGTCAGTAGACTGGCTGTCTAAAAAGGGGAACGTTAATTTAATTTACCCTACGGTTTATAACAAGGCTCATGAGCTTGAACTTCATAGCCTGACTAAAATAAAGAACAAGTTTTTCGAAGATTCAGCTGAATACAATTACATTTTAGATATTATTAATTACTGTAAAGAAAACGGAATAGTCCGGTTTGAGCAAAAATTGAAATCCCGCTTTCTGCAAAAGCACTCCCTTATATACTGGGGGCTCTCTGACTACTCGATGCTGACTAAATTGCATGATGAATTTCTTAATCTTGACAAAAAACTATCGGTAAACGCTATGGACTTTGAAACTATCAGCGAACACTTAATCAGTCGCGGGGTTGTTGATACCACCCGCGCCGCAAATACAACCGCGATGTATGCCATTCAGTGGTTCCATGGTCATAACTTTGATTTGAATAAGAAGGCGGTGCAAACACACCGTGCAAGGCTTCGTAAAATTGGTATTGATATTGCTCAGCGCTGTAATGTCGCTAAATTTTCACCCGTTATCGTTAAGGAAATACGAGAGATCCACGTATCAAAATGCATTATTCCGGACTGGTATATAAAACCCACTCACTTACGCGTAGCTTAACAGGAAACAATTAACATGATTAAGATTGAAATTAAACCTTCACAGGCAATTGCAGATACCCGTTCTGGCGTTTCAAAGTCAACGGGGAAACCATACACAATCTCCGAGCAATCTGCTTATATCTTTCTTGGCGGGGATTATCCGCAAATGTTCAAGATAAATCTTGAGAATGGACAGCCACCTTATCCGGCGGGTCTGTACTCCCTGCATGAATCCAGTATTTATGTCGGTGATTTCCAGAAACTGAGGGTAGGTAAAATCCTTCTTGTTCCTTATCAAGATGTATCTAAATAAAGGCTCTTTTATGGAGGGAGAATTACAGTCGATTTGTCAGCTTATCTTTAACGCCGGGCTTGTTATTTGCTTTGGCCTTGGCGTTATAGGAGGTGGTCAGAGATGAATGATTTATCATATTTCTTTGCTGCCTATTGTCTTGGATGGGTATTAGCTCATTCAATCCTTGTCTTCAAGAAATTTGCAGAGGTTTCAACATGAAAAAAACGTTAATTGCAAAAGTCGCCGCAGCTTCAACGCTTCTCACCGGGTTTTCTGCTTTAGCTGCTGATGATGTAACTTCACAGGCTAAAGCGGCATTTGAATCACTTGGTACTCAGGCGACTGAAATGTCCGGTTATGCATGGGGGCTTGTCGTTCTGGTTGTCGGTGCAACCGTGGGCATTAAACTGTTTAAAAAGTTTGTGAGCCGCGCCTCTTAATTATTTAACTGCGGGGGCTTATCCGCCCCCTTTAAGGCAGCAATAATGAAAAAATTACTCTTTTTATTACTCTCGGCATCTTTTTTTGTTAATGCTGCCACTGATATTGAATGTCTTGCCAGACCAGCATTTGAAGGTTCAATGACGAATGTCTGGAAAGACGATAAGACGCTGGATCGTTTTGCTAATTTTGAAGGGTGTCTATGGAGGGCAACAGGAATAGTTGTTTGTACCGGGGATGAAAATCAGTGTTTCGGCACATGGAAACCCGCAGGCGTGGCTATTCCGGAAGGTGATGGCGATGGCAGTGGTGATGGTGACTGGGGAACGGAACCTTTGCCCGGTAATACGTATGTTAATCCTCTGGATGGTACTTATCCGCCCGGCACTGAACAAAATCCGAATAACCCTAATCCTGTGCTGTATGATGAACAACCATATAATACATGGTTATTTCAGGGAAACAGATTTGTTAACAGGCAGGGGGCATTAACGGTATATACCGGAACGGTTTCCTCCGGCACGGATCCCGTTGTCACTAAATTCCAGTATTCTCCGGTATCGTCCAGAACAATGTACGATTTATTCTGGAATGGAAAATTCCGCGATTGCGCAAATCATTCCGGATTTAATGAAAAACCATTTGTTTGCAAATATCAGGGGCAATCTTCGGAGCTTCCTCAGCCTCCTGTTAATGGCGGTGGAGACGGCGATGGCGGTGGAGACGGCGATGGCGGTGGAGATGGCGATGGCGGTGGAGATGGCGATGGCGGTGGAGATGGCGACGGCGGTGGAGATGGCGACGGTGATGGAGATGGAGATGGTGACGGTGATGGAGATGGTACCGGGAGCGGTAATTTTGATTATGACCGCATGGCCAGAGCTAACAGGGAGGCCATGACAGAGGATTTTGATTCTTCAGCAATACAGTCGGATGTGACATCAATGCTTGATGGCCCGGTTCAGACGCTGACGGATGCAGTAAAAGGTCTGTCTGACAGCATCGGGGGATTGCTTGGTAATGGTACGCCAGTTTCGCCGGAGTTCTCCGGCGCAGCGTCTGATATGCAGAAGATTGGTTCAGGTGACAGCTCGCCGCTGCTCGAGAACTTTACCGGAGGAAAGTTATTTCCTTCATTACCGACCGCAAAACAGTGTGTTCCTTTTGTGTTTGCTGCGGGTGAGGCATATCAGTTCACAATAGATTGTAAATATATTGATATGTTTAAATCCGTGTTTGCGTTCATTCTTTATTTCTGGACGTTTGTCACTGTCTACGATTCCTTTGCCGGAATTTTAAGAAAAGGGAAGGATTAATTATGCCTGCATTTCTGGGTTTACCGTTACTCGCCCGTTTTCTGGGATGGCTGGCAGGAGCGTTAATTGGCTATCTTGCTAAATTTTTTACGCTGGGTATTGCCAGAATTGCCCTTGCAATATCGCTTTTTCTTGCGCTCGTTATCGGTCTTAATCAGTTACTGGTTTCTTACCTGACCGACCTTGTTGCAACGTTACCAGCCGAAATAGCGGAGGCAGTATCGTATGTCATTCCGTCAAATGCAATGCCGTGTTTATATGCCGTATTCTCATTAAAGGCTGCGATATTTATATTTGACGTTAAAGACCGGATTATCGGTTATCTTGACTGGAATAAATCATAATGGCCGTGTATGTCGTTACGGGAAAACTCGGGGCAGGTAAAACGCTCGTTGCCGTGGGTAAAATTCAGGATAAAATTGTTTCCGGTTGCAGGGTGGCAACCAATCTTGATTTACGTCTGCATAAGCTTCCACGTGTGGGTATTTTTGCCCGAACGCCGAATGTTATCCGCATTCCTGATAAGCCATCCCTCAATGATTTACTGGCAATAGGGAAGGGTAACGACAGTTATGACGAAAACAAAAATGGGCTGCTTGTTCTGGATGAATGTGGTACATGGTTTAATTCCCGCTCATGGGCAGATAAAGAACGGCAGTCTGTTATTAACTGGTTTCTGCATGCGCGTAAACTTGGATGGGATATTATATTTCTTATTCAGGACTTATCCATTATGGATAAACAAGCTCGTGTTGCGCTGGCTGAACATGTCGTTTATTGCCGTCGCCTTGACAGGATAACCATTCCTTTTTTGGGCACTCTTTACAGCATGATTACGGGCGCTAAATTACCTTTGCCAAAAGTCCATGTTGGTATTGTTAAATATGGTGATTCTCCGCAGGCAATGATTGTTGAGCGCTGGACATATACAGGGCGGGATTTATATCAGGCATATGACACCCGACAGGCATTTTCTGACAGTTATGAGCATTCATCCTTTTCATTTCTGCCGCCATATTTATCGCATGGTCGCTATGCAGCTAGGCGGGATTCGGGGTTTTATATGACGCTGACAAAAATCTATTTCCGGAAGTATTCCAGAGTGATGTGTTTTCTGGCGGGCATCTGTATTGCGTTTGCGTACTCATTTATGAGTCGACCTGATACGGCAGCGGAGATTCCTGTACAGGTATCTTCACAGCAACAGGCGTCCGGCGAATACAGTGTAAGCGATTTAAAAATCACATCGTCCTATCGTCTGTTGAACACGGTTAAATTTGAGTTTCAGGATTTGAAGAAAAACACCATTACGTCTGATGATTTAAAGAAGCAGGGCTATGACATGGTGTTTATTGACTTATGCAATGTGGATTTAATTAAAGGTGGTAAACATGAAAAAGTATCTTGTTAGCATTATTTTTCTTTTCAGCTTTTCAGTTTCTGCAATACCTGTCGAGTTAAATAATGTGCCTCTCCGGGATTTTGTCTCATGGTATTCAAAAATATCGGGGAGGGCGGTTATTGTTTCACCGGATGTTAAAGGAACGGTTACGGTGTATTCTGCTGATGTTAAAAGAGAGGAGTTGCCACAGTTTTTCACGTCTGTTTTACGTGCCAATGGCTATGACCTCAGCACGGGGAATCCGGGCGTTGTGCAGAAATACACGGCGGATAATTATGAATATTCGGATTCATTTTCTGATGGTGATTTTGACAGTTTACCGCAGGGGCAGTCTGTATCACCTGAGGGCGGATTCTTTAATTCGCCCGGAATACAGGCGAATCTGATAACGCAGACTTATCCTGTAAATAACGTCAGGGCGAAAGATTTAGCGCCGGTGATAGATGTCTTTCTGAAGGGCGATAACGTTGCGGGTACGAAGGTGTTTCCGTTTGACGGGGCAAATATTCTTGCTGTGACGGCATCGGCATCCCAGCACAAGGAGCTTAAGGCTTTTTTTCCTTCCGTTGACGTGCCGCGGATACAGGTGCTGATTGAGTCGGTTATCTTTGAAACTTCTGCGGCCGATGGTTTTGATTTTTCCTTTGCGGCCGGAGACCCTTCCGGGCGTTCGCTGGCCGGAGGCGTCAATACTGACCGTCTCGGCAAAACGCTTTCAGCAGCTGGCGGTTCATTCGGTATTTTCAACGGCAATATTCTTGCTCTGAGCGTGAAGGCGCTGGAGTCGTCGAATAAATCAACGTTGCTCTCGATGCCGCGTATTCTCACGATGTCCGGTCAGCCTGGAATATTTACTGCAGGTCAGAACGTGCCTTTTGTCACCGGGCGTATCACAGGCGAATCCGCCAGTGTGAATAATCCTTTTCAGACCATAGAACGGCGCGATGTGGGGATTTCACTGCAGGTTGTTCCGGTTGTCACGCCCGGGGGATTGCTGATTATGGATGTGAAAACCAGCGCTGACAGTATTTCTGATTCTCAGGTGGCATCCGACATCATTACAAACACCCGCGCCATTTCGACGACCGTTCAGCTTAAATCCGGTCAGACGGTGCTGCTTGGTGGCATGGTTGATAACCGCGACAGCCAGGCGGAGGCGTCAGTACCCTGGGTTTCTAAAATTCCGCTGATAGGCGCGTTGTTTACGTCTGAAAGCACGAATTCGAGTAAACGGACGCTGTATATGCTTATCCGTGCCCGTGTGGTAAATCCGCTCTGAGCCGGATAGCTGCCATCTCACTGCGCAGCGGGGGGATGGCAGCTATCCGGGCTCATCCTGTTTGTATGAGTGATTTCGCCGATCGAATTCACGAAACCGATCTGTTAAATCAATTTGTTTTATAGGGGTATATTTTTTAAGGTTGATTCCTGAGGATGCAGCACCAGGATGATTATAAAAATAGCGTGACCTTATTAACCGGCACATAATGGCCGGTTTTTTTTATGCCGTCAGGCATGGGAGGCGTTTTACGCCGGAAGCCCCGCAGCGAAGCGAGGACTCAGAAAGCGTTATGGCGTCAGCCATAATATTCCCGTCACTGCTAAGCTTGTTTTTTTGTGGCCGCAGGTCGTTCAGGTGTCGGCGTGGTCAGTTGATGAAATTACGGGTTCACAGCGTGTATAGCAGAATGATGGTTGCCGGAGGCCAGGTCCGATTAACCGGGGGGCGGTTTGTCATTCCTGGCATATCCGGCAACCATCATTCTGTTGTATTGCGCCTGCCTTTTCAATTGTCTGGGCTGTTTTTAAAGGTCCGCTTTGTGGCTAAATTAAAATGTCTGTCTGTGGGTTATGTTTCAGCTTTTGCCAAAGATTTCCTGACTTCTTGTCTGGAGTTGCTGCAGGGCTTCAAG